ACTGTCTCTCCCGGTCCCGGCACCCAGCGTGCGTTCAGCAAGGTCATCATGGATACCGTGATGCAGTCGATCTATAACAACGGCGGCACCTCCAAGAGCCTCGTTGTCAGCCCCTACGTGAAGAGCGTTTTCGTCACCTTCATGTCTGACACCAACGTGGCTGCGTTCCGCTACAATGTGGACAAGGGCGGCTCGGCCAAGAACACCGTGGTTGCCACTGCCGACTATTACGAAGGCCCATTCGGTCGAGTGATGGTTGTCCCCAACCGCGTCATGGCAGGCTCGGCTACTGTCGCTCGTAACGCCTTCTTTGTGGACCCCGACTTCCTCGAATGGAAGTGGCTCCGTCCGATCAAGGAAGATCCGAACGTCGCCAAGACCGGTGACGCAGAGCGCGGCGTGCTGATCGGCGAAGGCACCCTTGCAGTCAAGAATGAAAAGGGCCTCGGCGTCGCAGCCGACCTGTTCGGCCTGACCGCTTCGACCTGACGAAACAGGGGCAGGGCTTCACGAAGTTCTGCCCCATTCCCTCCCATCATCGAAAGGATACCTCGTCATGGCGACGATCTTCTCCCTCAACTCCGGCACGGCTACTGCCACCGCTGGCGCTGCTACCCTGAACAACCGTTTCGGCAAGGTTACGTCCGAATCGATCACGACCGCCCAGAACGGCGTCTATACCCTGACCATCACCAACTCGGAAATCAGGGCAACAGACATCGTTATGGCATCGGTTGGCAACGGCACCAACACGCAGGGATCGCCTGTCGTGACCCGTGTTTCGCCCGCCGCTGGCTCGCTGGTCATTCTGGTCGCCAACCTGCACGCATCGGCTCAGGCCTTTAACGGCACCATCGTTGTGTCGTTCGCGGCCATGGGTGCCTGATCATGGGCTGGCCCAAGGGCAAGCCTCGCAACACACAAGGGGCGGCAGCGATGCCGCCTCTTTCCATTTCAGAACCCTCGCAGGAGCCTATCATGACGAATAAAACCAAGGCCGAGGCCAAAACCCCGGTCAAGCTGCTGTATGCCTACTGGATCGCGGAAGATGACCGCATCGAGGAAGGCACCATCATCGAATTGCCAGTGTCCGAGGCTCGCAAGCTGATCGAAGCCGGCAAGGCCGAACGCGCTGACAAGTTCCCCGGTGAGTGACATGGAAATCCGTGACGGCGAATGGACGCTGTTTGACCACGACCTTGAGACGGGACGGACGATCTGGTGGTCACTGGACGAGAACGGCGCGAGCGTGTTTCGCGTTGACATGCCGGTGGACAGCGTAATCGAAGCCAACGCCGAAGCCTACAAGGACGCTGAAGGCACCAGGTTTGGCGAATGGGCGCGGGTTGCGTCTGTGCCGTTGACCTTGCTGCATTCAAGCGGTCTGCATGAAGCGCACTTGCAGGAAGATCAGAAGTTCATCTCCAAATGGATGAATGACGGCGACAATCGCGCATTTCGCACGCGGGCAGGAAAAGTCTAATGTCAGCTTTTGCCGATTATCTCGATTTGCGCCTCGCTGTATCGGAACACGTCGGCAACCGGGCCATCACTGATGTCTTTCCGCGCCTTGTGAAAATGGCCGAAGCGGTGCTCAATAAGAAGATCCGCACCCGCAAGCAGATGACGACGGCCACGCTGACCTTCGCAAGCGGCGTGGCGCCCCTGCCGACGAACTGCCTTGAGATTATCAGCCTGTTCGGCCCGGTGGGTGAACCATATCGCGCCACGTCTCTTGCAGACGTGAAGGCACCATCATCGTCCTATTCGCAATATGCCATCGACGGCACGAACGTCGTGATTTACGGGCTGACCGGCGACCGCGAACTGCGCTATTTCGCAGCCCTGCCGACCCTGACGACCAGCCCGACAACGAGCAACTGGCTCTTGGCTGACCATCCGCAAGTCTATCTGTATGCGGTGGGCTTTGAGGCTGCAAAGTTCTTGCGCGACCCTGAACTGGCGGCAATGACCGACCAGCTTTACGCGGGCGCGCTCAATGACCTGAAAATCGACGACGACCGCAGCCGGTGGGCAAATGGCGTTGTCAGAATGCAAGGGGTGATGCCATGACCTTGCTCACGATTGCCCAAGACGTCGCCCGCAACACGGCTCTGGATGTCCCACCTACTGCCGGCGGTTCGACCGCGCGCGAGATTGTCAATGTCGTGCAGTTCATCAACGATACCGGGCTTGATGTTGCACGGCGTGTGGACTGGGGCGCGCTGAGGCAGACAACGACCGTGACAGGCACGGGCGCGCTGGTGGCCCATGCCCTGCCTACGGGCTTCTCGCGCCTGATAAACGGCAATGCGGTAAACGCTGGCGGTGTTCCGGTTCGTGGCGGGCTGTCGCCTGATGAATGGGCATCGTTGACCCCTATCGAGGGAACGCCACGGTTCTTCCGGCTTGTCGGTTCAACCATCAGCTTCTACCCATTCCTTGCCAATGCCGCAACGGCAAGCGTGACGGTGCAGACCTTGAATTGGGCATCGAACGGCACCAGCCGCATGAGTGTTGATGCTGAAACAGCGCTATTCCCCGAGGACTTGCTTGTGAAGGGCGCTATCTGGCGTCAACGTCGCCATGTCGGGCAGGACTTCGCCGACCAGATGGCCGAATTTGAAGCGGCCTTGGCTGATTACGCAGCCTATGACGCGCGGGACCGTTCCCCATGATCCGGCCCGCAAGAGGTCAGGTTAGACCAACGGCAGCCCGACCGGCAGCGATGAAGGCCAAGACATTTCCCGCACCACGTAGGGGCTGGGTGCTGTCCGAGAACTACGCCATCCAGTCACCTGAAACGGCACTAACGCTCGACAATTGGTTTCCGACCACAACCGGCATCCGTGTCAGGGGTGGACGCGCCAAGAGTGCGACACTTGCTGGCGGCATCCCGGTTCGGTCCATGTGGGAGTATATCGGGGCAGGTGGGCGCAAGCGGTTCGCGGCGGATCTGGACAAGGTCTATGACATCACGACGCCTTCGACCCCGACAACGCCAATCTCGGCAACGGTGACGGGGCGGACATCGGGCTATTATTCCACCGTGCAAATGACGACCACGGGCGGGATTTATCAATATTGCTTTAACGGCACGAACAGCCCGCTTTTGTATGACGGCACCAGCTTCACGCCGATCACGGGCGTTTCAACCCCGGCCATCACGGGCGTCACGACTTCGCTTCTGTCTCAGGGCTGGGTTTACTCTAACCGCATCTTCATGGTGCAGGGCGGCACGCAAACGGCGTGGTTCCTGCCCGTGGATAGCGTCGGGGGCGCGGCTCAGGATATATCGCTTGCGGGCGTGTTCCAGGATGGCGGCGCTCTATTGTTCGGCGCTACTTGGTCGCTGGATGCCGGCGACGGCGTGAACCAGAAATGCGTGTTCGTCTCGACGACTGGCGAGGTGGCAATCTATCAAGGTACCGACCCGTCAGATCCGACCAAGTGGTCTATTCAGGGCGTCTATAACATCAGCCGCCCGCTCGGCATGAAAGCCATCATGCAGGCCGGCGGTGACTTGCTCATTGCGACTGAAGAAGGCGTTATCGCCCTGTCGGAAGCCGTCAGCAAGGACAGCGCTGCGTTGTCACTGTCGGCAGTGTCTCGCGCGATTGAACCGGAATGGCGGAAGGAAGCCAAGGACCGTATTTCGCTGCCATTCGAGATCCTGAAATGGTCAGCCAATTCGATGATGGTTGTGTCCCTGCCTCCCGTCACCGGGCTGGCTGACCATTGCTTCGTCTGCAACATCCAGACCGGCGCATGGGCAAGGTTCACCAACTGGCAGACCCGGTGCATGTCGCTTTTCAATGGCCGGGGCTATTTCGGCGCGAACGATGGCTGCGTCTACGAAATGGAATCGGGCGGGTCTGATGACGGCGCGCCCTACACGGCAGCCTATAGCGGGGCATTCGACCATCTGGACGCACCGGGGCTGACCAAGACCATCACGATGGCCCGGACCATCTTCAAGGCCGCAACCCCGATTATCGCCAAGGTTAGCGCCTCAATTGATTACGCCGAGACGTTGCCTAGCGCGCCGTCATCACCTGCGAACTTCCTGACCTCGGAATGGGACAGCGGGCTTTGGGATAGCGCCTTATGGGACACGTCCAACATCAAGGCTTCATACAAAACCGGCTGGGTTGGCATCGGTGAAACCGGGTTTTCATTCGCTCCACAAGTGCAGCTTACCTACGGCGTGACGCCATTGCCAAGGGTTGAACTGGTGGCGTTCGACATCGCCTATGAGCAGGGCGGGCTAATCGTCTGATGCAAATCGTCTGGGCGCAAGGCGCGGAAAGCGAGTTCAATCACGCTTTGGCCGGCTGGCTGTCCGACCAGATTTACGGCGACGAGCGAC